TTTGGGCACCCATCACACCCACCTGGGTTCCACTTCTCAAACGTGCCGCACTTCTGTGGGCCACCAGTATCCTGGGCCTTCTTTATGGTCGATTGATAGTTATAGTCTGGGTGATGCTCAGATATCTTGTGAATCGCTTCGTGCCTATCTTCGCAAGACCACGCCACTGACAGCCCCGCACGCCACAAGTTGTAGTCAACGGTGTCTTGTTCTGTAGCGATCTTGGCAATCTGAGCACAACCTTTGCCTTTGATGGTCTTGGCAATGATGATCTTGAACCAATTCTCTTGGTTGCCAGCCAATGCCTTAGTCAGTTCGTTCTGCTCAAACCTCGGTATGTCAAACTCTGGCGGTGCAATGAGCACGCCCAGCAGGTTCTTAAAGTCTTCGTAGCTTGTCTCTGGCTCTAGGCTCAGTATTGTTATTGGGCGCTTGCCACCCTCTTTGCGGTTAAAGGTCTCTGGTACCCGCAGTACAGATGAAGGATCTGATGTTCTAGAACGATCTTGATGTAATTCATGCTCTTCGCACAAATATTTTAATCTCTCTGCTACCGGTAGCCAGTCGGCCCTGCTAATGGTTTCCTTCAGTCGCCAGTAGACATGAATGCCACGCCCAGAATTAACCAGCGTAGGCTTAGGTAGTTTGAGTTTCTTGCAGAAGGTCTTTAACGCCAACAAGGCCGACGCTTGATCAGGGTAGGGTTTTCCCTCACCGCAGTCTAGGTCAATCCAGAATGCCTTTATGTATGTAGCGTTATTGGTGGTGCGTCTAGTCGGTGTCTCGTACTTAGCGCACGCGTAGTAGACCTCGTAGTTCTCTTCTGTCAGGTAGGCAAACTCTTCTGCACACTCTTCTAAGGTCTCAAAGAATTTTTGCCGAGGTGGTTTCCCTGTCTGTAACCCGACCGTGCAATACACGCCCTCTGGAGGAAGTATTGCCGACAGTAGATCTGTAGTTGCCATAGCCGCCCTTGCGCCGCAGAAAAAGGTAGGGCGTCAGGAGGGTGCGGCGTACTCCCTCTTTTCGTTCCGTCGAACTAGACGCCCGATGCACTAAACGTTAAATCGCTATCTTATCCAGTAGCTTGTCAATTAGCTGTACATGTTTGATACGTGGTGACGCCTTGCCCGTAAACCACGCGTATATCGACACTCTGCTAACCCCGAAGTACGACGCAACATCTTGTACTGGCACATCTCGGGCTATGCAGAACCGCCCCAGCTTTACGCCGGGGTTGTCGGTACTGGCTTCTCGATTAGCTTTTATTACCCTGGCACTGTAGCCACGACCATCCATCAGTCATCATCCGTAGCCCAGTTGCCCATAATGGATGCAAGGTCAGGCTTGGGCGTAGGCTCGGCGGCGGCTTTCTTAGAACGCTTGGTAGGTTCTGGCACGGGTGCTTCCTCTTGTGCCTCGGGCTGAGACTCCTCAGTTTGTGCCTTTGGTGCCGGTGCGGCTAACTTAGCTTTAGGCTTATCTGTCTGATATGCAGTCATCACAACAGCTTGCTTGGCCTCAGGTGTGCTGCCTTGACGTTTGGCATCTTCCCATTGCTCACGTGTCAGGAAGCCTATGGCACGGAAGGTTAGCTGGGGCTGATCGCTGTCCTCGTCCATCTTCATCTCGGTGACGATCATGTTGATGTTGTAGCCCTGCGATGCCACGTACTTGGCATACTGCTCAAACGGCATAGCGTTAGTGTTGTCGCTCTTGCCGAAGTAAGACTTAGAAGGCAGAAGCAACTGATACACACTGCCACCGATATCGTCGGCTAAGACAACAGCTAGGCGCTTCTCGAAGCGGCAGGCACGGCTGTCGCCTTGACCAGAACCCTTGATGTTCTTAGGGCAGTCTTGGCAGTTAGAGTGCTGTGGTGCTTCAATGCTTGCATCAGGCTTCTCGCCATCGTTGGACCAGCAGTCAGGCGGTGCCGACTCTCCAGGCACATACGCACCTGCATAGAACTTACGAGACACGTAGCGCGTACCGTTGACGACCACAATGTTCATAGCGTCAGAGTTACTCTTTGTGATCTCTTCGCCGTTTACTACCAGACGAAACCGCTTGCCACGGATAGAGATACGCTTAAGCCCGGTGCTACCACCGAGCGCTTTGGTCATGTCATCTAACTGTGCCTCTTTAGCATAGTCGGGGACGGCTTGTTGAAACAGACTAACTTCGTTTGCCATGTGGCTCTCCTTTATTTACGACGGATGGTAACTGCGTATTCCCTGTCGATGTTAAGCCCAGCAGGCTTAAGATCAGGGTGCTCTTCTAAAAACTGCTTCATGTTTGTCTGGTGGATACGGCGCTCTAACAACTCCATGGCCTCGTTCTCACGTATGAACTTGTGCATGGCTTCCCAATCGTTAGTCCAGAACCGCTGCTTGATAGTGCGGTACGCCGTGCCATGTGCCGTACGAATACTCTCGGCACCGGTCTCTTTACAGATCTCAAGTATTTGCTGGGCTATTACCTGCATCTGCTCGTCGATCTGATTTATTTGCTGCTCCATATCTCTCTTGACGGTGTCTTTTGCATCACGCATCTTGATGTATATGGCTACTAGCTGGTCGGCTGTGATATCCATGTACTTCTCCTTTAAAAATTTTCGGCTCTGCGTCCGATGAAGCTACTATACCACTAAACTTGACTTTGTCAAGTATTAATTTCTTTCTGGTACAGGTCTACGAGTTTTGTATGCTGGTCTAGTTTATTCTGTAGCATGTTGTAGAGACGGTTCTCTACGGGGCTACCCGTGACATGCACAACAGTCATGGGGTTCTTCTGCCCTTGCCGGTGGATACGTGCGTTAGCTTGCAAGTATGTCTCTATTGAAGTGACGGGTGCGTACCATATCACAACATTAGCCGCCGTTAAAGTGACACCGTGTGATGCCGCCTGAGGCTGGATGATAAGTACTTTAGGGTCTTCACTCTCTTGAAATTTCTTAAAAATTTCTGTGCGCTTGTTGACTGTCACATCACCGTTGATGATCTCAGAAGTGATGCCGTTCTTGGTCAGGTAGTCTTTTAGAAGCGTAATGGTGTGGGTAAACGGCACAAACACAAGTACCTTGTGACTGGCCTCTTCGATGACCTCGAGGATGACGCTAAGCCTGTTAGATACGTCAAACTCCATGACGCTACCGCTGTTGGTATAAACCGCACCGCCTGATATCTGTAGCAGCTTTGACAGATTAGTAGCAGCATTGACAGAACTTACTTCCTCACCAGCAGCTACCAGTAGCATTTCTTTCTTGAGAATCTTGTAGTATTTGTCTTGCTGTGCCGTCAATGGTGCAACGCGATAGGTATACGTAATTTCGGGCAGGTCTATGCACTCTTCTTTGGTAAACCGTATAGCTGGCTGTAGCGCATCAAACACGACCTTCTGTGCGTTAGGCTTCGGTATCCACTTAAACCGTGTGATGTTCTGCATCACCATGTCACGGAACGCGCCAAAGAATTTAGGCGCATTGTCTGGTACGCACATCTTGGCTAGGCCAAACGCATCTGTAGGGTTCTGCGCCGCAGGTGTACCGGTCATCATCCACAACCACACATCTGGGCCAATAATCTTAGCCATGGCTTTCCAGCGCTTAGTTGTTACGGTCTTGTACGCGTTAGCTTCATCGATGATTACAAGATCAAATCTGCCGTCGGCTTTTATGTCATCTATAACGACCTCGACACCATCGTAGTTGATGATGACGAACTCTACATTGCTCTTAATAACTTCTTTACGCTTGGTTCTTGTGCCGTGCGCTATGCCAACAGATCGGTGTACCGCGCACTTAAATAGGTCTGACTGCCATGAGGCTTGCATAATAGACAGAGGGCATACGACTAGCACCCTACGCACCGCGCCGATAGCCATCAGGTAGTCAGCCGCCCAGATAGATGCGGCGGTCTTGCCGGTGCCCTGTTCGTTAAAACAGAAACTTCTCTTGTGTAGCGTAAGAAAGGATGCTGTGTCTTTCTGGTGTTGCATCGGAGGGTAAGCACCGGGCCAACCATAGTCACGCACTATCGTAGACGGTACGTTCTTAATTTTTAGCTTACGCAGTATCTGAGCGGTGTCTAAGTCCCAATGTACTGCTACTTCGCTAACCTCTCCTTGCTTTACAACCCTGCTCTTTTTTATGCTCTGTGTGATCCGGTCTGGATGCTTGGTGCGTATCAACAGAGCTTTGTTATCGATAATTTCCATTATGTGTTTTTCTTAACTGAACCGTCTGAGTTCCGTTTAAATGATCTATTGTTGCTGGCGCTCACGACACGCAGGTTAGCTTTAGAGTTAGAACCGCCTTTAGACAATGGGCGCTTGTGGTCAATGTCCTTGCCTTCGCGCTTGTCGGCCTTGCCGTTGCCGTTGTTGTCGGTGCCATCCTTATCCATGTGGTATCTAGCACGCTCTCGTGCGGCGCGAGACTTCTTCTCGTCGCGTGTTTGTTGTTGGTCCCATTCTTTCTTATACGGCCTAGGCTTATTAACGTAAGGCATGTCGCACCTCCATAGAGAAAGTTCAATTTTACGTTAGTCTTTTATCTTGTAAAGAAGCACATTGCCCTGGTAAAACTTATCCACAACCTGCCTCTCAACAAACTTGCCCAAGGTTCGG